TATGTTGGGCAAGTATTCCGAGTGACGCTTGACGCGGACCTTCGCAAGCAGCTTTTCACCTTTGACGGCGTAGCTCCCAATAAATGAAAAGCTGCTGTCACCGCCAAACAACCGGCCCGCCTCAAGCACCATGACACCGGCGCCTTCCTGGACGCCATATCGGCCAAACTTCAAGGTCCAGAGAGCTTCAATCATGTGGCGTACTCCCTGTCATTACTCGGCTGCGCGGCAATCGGCAGCAGGTCGATCGCATTTGTCCGTTTCCTCGGCCAGCCCAGTCAATTCTGCAATCCCTTTCTGCACATCCCGCAGGAAGGCGCTGGATTCGGACGTCTGAATCATCGATGGGACGGCGAGTTCGAGCAGGCATATCAGCATCTCGTTGAACCAACGTTTGGCATCGTTGCCAGATAGTCCAACGTGGGTGTAAGCGAGGTAGTTGATCGCCCGCGTCGCTATGTTGGGATCTCGACCTAATTCGATGATGCCAGCCGCTTGAATAGAAGCGAGTCGCATGAACTCGCCAGCGAGCTCTGCCACGACCACTTCGGGAGTGCCGTCTTCTGACCACAAGACCTCTCTTGCCAAGTTGTGGCATGCGATCTTCAAAGCAGCTACGTCGATTTCATGCACAGGTCGGCTCTCCTTTGTTGGGCGCGTGTGGTCGGGCCAGAGGTCAAACGTCCGGTGTAGATTGCGAGATCGTACTTTTATTACTGTCCGCCCTCGCTGGCAAGTCATCCTGTTGACGTCCAGTAGTTTCAACAATCATCACTTAGTTCACCACAATCAGTCGTCGGCGGCGTATATGGGTGTAGTCAAAAGTCCGCGGTCGCAGCCCGCTCTTGGGGGAGAGGACCGTTGCAGCTTTCGGCCCGCGCCCGAGCTGCTCCAATGGGTTCAAGGCAACATCCTCGCCCCAGGCGGGCCGCTCCACAACCCCGATCACGCCCACTTGATCGACGCAGATCTGGCGCTTCTGTGGGCGCCGAGCGCCTTTGAAAAGGCAGGCCGTACGGTGCTTGGCCAAGCCGAACAGGTCATGTTCCGCGCAGGGGGCTGGCAGAAGGCGCGCCAAGAACAGCAGATGATGGAGTGGTTCGGCCGGGTGCCGGGCTTCCTCATCACCCTTGCAGCGGACTACTGCGCCGGGTGCACTGATGCGGAGTTTTGCGCGCTGGTCGAGCATGAGCTCTACCACGTTGGGCAGAGCAAGGACCCCTACGGCGCGCCTGCATTTGACAAGCTGGGACGGCCGAAGCTGCGCATCGTGGCGCACGACGTGGAAGAGTTTGTGGGAGTCGTGGCGCGCTACGGGGAGTCGGCTGATGTGCAGCGCCTAGTCGCTGCAGCCGCTCAGACGCCGGCCGTTCCGCGGCTGAACATCGCCCGAGCTTGCGGCTGCTGCCTTCGGGCAGCATAGCGGCCTGGCAGGATCTGGGTCATGGCAACGCTTACTGACGCACACAAGCACTTCATCGTCCAGGCTCTGGCCTGTTGGGACTCGCCGACTCAGGTCGCGGAGGCCGTGCGCGAAGAATTTGGGGTAGATGTGCCCCGTGGTCAGGTGGCGCAGTACGATCCAACCAAAGTGGCTGGCAGGAGTTTGGCCAAGAAATGGCGCGAACTATTCTTTTCGACCCGAGAGAACTTGAAAAAGAGCGCGGGGGAGATACCCATCGCGCATCGTGCCTACCGCCTCCGGACGCTGCAGCGCATCGCCACGAAAGCCGAAGGCATGCGCAACATGGCCATGGTCCTACAGGTCCTTGAACAGGCTGCGAAGGAAGTCGGCGACGCTTATGTGAATCGACGCATGGAACCGGTGAAGCCGGCGACTGCCAGTACCCAGATCCCGGAGCAAGCTGAATATGTCCTTGCTCCCGACGAGCCCGCGCCAGGCAACCCCGTCCTTTGATGCGCCTGCGGCGCTGACGCCCAAGCAGGCGAACATCTATGTGTGGGGCTGGCAGCCGAATGCGCGCTTCAGGGATGCTGTGTGCGGTCGTCGATTCGGCAAGACCTTCCTCGGTAAAGCGGAGATGCGCCGGGCAGCACGCCTGGCGGTGAAGTGGGGCGTAAGTGTCGAGGACGAGATCTGGTACGCCGCCCCGACGCAGAAGCAGGCCCGCCGCGTGTTTTGGCGTCGGTTGAAGCAAGCCATCCCGGCCGGCTGGCGGGCCTGCAAGCCCAATGAAACAGACATGCTGATCACCCTGACCACTGGGCATCTGATTCGCTGTGTGGGCCTGGAGAACTATGACGATCTGCGCGGCTCTGGCCTGTTCTTTGTCTTGGTCGATGAGTGGGCCGACTGCAAGTACGCGGCGTGGGAAGAAGTTCTCCGGCCGATGCTGTCCACCTGCCGCTATGTAGTCGACGGCGCCCATCGCGTCGGCGGGCACGCTCTGCGCATTGGCACGCCCAAGGGCTTTAACCATTGCTA